TTCCACTTCCGCTAAGACTTTTTTTACTTCCTCAATTTCCTCGTCGCTGAAATTTCCCAAGGATGGGCTGACTTCCTCGGACATTTCCAAATAGCAATCGAACAGGTATGTAATGTCCGCATGGGTTAGTAGCTCCATCATTTCTTCCATTGACGTGAAGGCAGGCTCGTCCAAGTCCTCGGGATTACGAATTGCCCGGAACATGATTTCATTTGCATTCCTGCGATCCCTGAGCATGGCACCCACAATGTTCTCAGGAGCTTCCATTGCCGTAATCGTTTCAATGCACTGATAGTTTTCAGCTTCAGTCAGCGGCACCATCGTAATCTCAACCTCTGGCTGACTGAGAAGTGAAAACTTGTAGCCCACGGACTGTCCGAGGCGCATGTGTGCATATCGCAGTTCTCGAAGTTTGTCACTCGTCGTTGACACTGAATACCTCTTTCCTTCGCTCTAGCTCTGCTTCCGCATCCTGGTAGGATTGAAAATTCGCCCATTCCAGCGGAACGGCATAAAACCTCTGACCGCACTGCCCACATTCAGGTTCCAAAACAAAAGTGGAAAATGGGCCTTCCCCTGCTGCCTCTTCGAGCCGAATATCAGGATTCAGCGTATGACAGAAGGGACATTCAGGAGGCCCACTTTCCACTTGCAATACCGGGTCGTCGGCAATTTTTTCAAGTGCCTTGACCCCGCGCTGAAGCAACTGCTCAGTTTCCACTGGCAAGTCCAGTCTCAGTCGCCCAGTGCCGTTCATCCCTTGATGCCTGTGTAACCGGGCACTGAAATATCTGCGTCGATTGTTACTTGGTCAAGAGTGGAGCGAATTGAAATTCTAGACCAGTTACAGCCTGCATAACGAGTCGGAGTTCCATCGCTCTTTTTCACAAGCACTTCGAAGTCCTTCATATCTTTCAGAAGGGACTCGTCGTTCATCTTGCCTTGCTGACCCTTTTTCAAAAGAACAGCAGTGAACGTCACTGTTCCCTCGTCTGCCCTTCTCAACCTGCGAAGGACAGGGCCATCAGTTCCGAATGCACCCTGATAGGTAATTTCCTGACGAACTTCCTCAGTCATTTCCTGAACGGCAGCAAACTCTTTTCCGTTGGCAAATTCAATACCCAGGTCGGGTGCTGTCAATCCTTCGAGCCACGCCATAGAATTTCAATCTCCCTTCTAAACTGGGATTGTAAGATTCGAGCCGATTTGGATTGTCTGAATTCCGCGAACGATTCGACCTTCATAAGAAACCGTCACCTGTCGATTGTCGGCGGATGAAACAGCCTTGACGTTGTAGCCGAGAGTTCCGTCTACTTGTGTAATTGGAGCAACCCAGTCCTGACGCTCAATCAGAAGTGAACTGACAACTCCAACCAGCAGTGCTCTCACGGCTTCTGTATTTCCACGTCGCAGGTAGCCCTGGTCGATGATGTGGTTTCGGATATCGACAAAAACCTGATCGTTAATCAGTCGAGTTGAAAGTGCGTCGTAGGCAGTGTTGACCGTGTATGTGGTGCGAAGATGCGTAGTCTCAACACCGCCACCAACTCGATCCGGCTGAAGCGGTGAGACTCCACCCTGAAGCAAGTCCTCGAAATCGTTTACAGCTACGCCCGAAGCAACCTTTCTTCTGAAAACTGGAATTCCGTTTGCGCCTTTTTCAATTCCAGCCAGAAGCATCAGCGGCCACAGGTCGAGGTCGTTTGCAAGGTCAGCGTTCTTTGCAGTCTCAGCGGCAACCACTGCCGCCGCGTAAGAGCCATCTTTCAAAACACCATCTGCGTCGTAGACGCCAGGGCCAACGAGACAGAAACGGCTAGAGGCAATTGCACCGGCAGCGGTGATGTGAGTTGCCTTGCTCGATGCTGTAGCTAGTCCACCAAACCCGATCTGCTTGTGCTGGACTAGCTCTGCATTTTCACAAGAGTCTGCTAGTGCAACAAGATCGGCCTGAACCAGCGAGTCAGTCAGTCGAATACGAATATTCGGATCGCTGGAAAGATCGTCCCATGCCGCCTGTCGTTCTGAAATAATCGGCGTAGTAGCTTTCTTGGAAGCCACGGCAACAACAGGGAACGCACCGTGGCTGATAATCACTTCCAGCATCTTCGTGAGCTTGGAAGCAACGCCGAAGGTGAGTCGAGCTTCACTGATTGTTGAAATCGTGTAAAGGACTCCAACAGTTCCAGTGCCATCGTTGTCCGCCTGCCCTTCAACTCCAATCGGAAGGAAAATAGGAGCAGACGGTTTCGCAATCAACGTCGAGGCATCTACTACCTCGGGGTAGAGTTGCGTCGAGGGAACAGCAGGCATTAACTATCAACCCCTTTACGTGACAGTTGCATTTTCAGTTGCGGATATCTCATCTTTCGGAACCACCCCCATCGGTAGCTGCAAGTGATCGTCAATTACAAGTTCGGGAATAACAAAAATGTCCTCGATGGTCGGAATCTGGACTGACCGTGGTGTACGGCTGAAGCAGCGCACGATCATCGTGCAATTGACGAGCCTGTGAAGTGGAATGTCATTGATCGCGTCTGGAAAGAACCTCCCTCCTGTAAAGTCGAGAATTTCAAGAACTCCATCGTTGTTATCTGTGGCATCTCTGAGCGCATTGATCGCCAATGGCCCCATGAAGAGGTTCCTCAGCGTCTGATAGGCCCGTAATCGCGCTGTAACGCCTCCTGTGCGGTCGGAAGCCCACACCCCTACATCGAAGTTGATCCGATGCTCACCGGCTCCCTGTGGCTCTAGCTGACGCGCAATCTCGTCGTAGTTCTCCCGAAAGACTCCCTCTCCGAATCCCATGATGCGATCATCTATGTCATCAATTTCAAAATGGATGATCGTCTTGTTGAGAGGGATCAGTCGAGTAATCAATTCCGTCGTGGGATACTCCATGATGATTTCATAAACCTGTCCGCCTGCTGGCTGAAGATTGTTGTCGCGGATAGACTTGTGAAAACCCTCTTCGGCGTAGTCCTTGATCCCACGCACAGCGGTTTCCAACCATTTTTCAGGATCGTACTTGGTGACAGTCAATTTCCAGTCCCACTTTGCATCGAGTAGAGGCCGGTCAGTCCTCTCATCCCGCCAGGATCGCCACCAAACGTCGTGTGAGCACCTTGCATCGTCCAGAGGAATCCCTTACCCATTCGCTTTCCATGTGGCGGCATGTACAGCGACGACCAAACACGATGACTAACTCCTGTTTTTTCAATCAGCCTCAGAGTTCTCATCAGCGACAATTTCAAGATTGGTCGTCTTTGTCTACGTGTGGCAACGATCCCGGTAGCGGGGTTTCTGTGAATTCCAAACTCGATGAAGAACGCTTCTCTGGAATCGTTGCGAAGCTCATAGTGTCCAATCCCCTTGCGCCGAACCTTCCAGCCCAGGAAGTATCGTCCTGAAATTCTTCTGACCGGAATCCTCCATGCAAGCTCGGGTCGCTGCTGCTGAGGGTCAGTTGGGCCAAGCGAATACTTCTGTGCATAGCCCAGGTTCGCATAGGCCATGAAACGAACGAGAGTGTCCATTCCGTATTTCATTCTCCCGGTCAAGCTCAGTTCCCACCTGATCCGATTTTCAAGAGCGTCAAAGAATGATTTGTCAATCCGCAGAACCTGCATTCCTTGACCCATGATCTGACCGGACGTAGGCCAGCGAGTTACATTGGCAACGGCAGAACCGGCTCGGTAGCCGGAAGGAATTGAAAGTTGACTCATCGTTGGCATTAGCCGCCTGCTCCTACTCCGGTGTCACCAACAATGAGATTTACATTCTCCACACCCGCGAACGGCTCACTCATCTTTCTCAATCCGACTTCCCAATGGTGATTGATCGCGCCACCATCGGCGTCAGCCATCTTGTTCGCGTTCACTACCATGAAGAAATTTTCATCGTATTTAACCCAGTCCTCTCCGCTCGTTCCCCAATCGCTGAAATTCAAAGTTACTCCTGCCCATGAAATCGGAAAGACGCCAAGATGATCGTCTGCCTCAATTTCACCAAACATTTGTAACAGGTACTCGGTAGATAGTCGAGTAGCCCTTGTGGACTGGATAGGCTGTATGAATGCTTTAACAGGTATGTGAGTTGCGTTGATTACAAGAAAACCTGCCTCATTGCATTCAGGTTGATTTGGGTTCGCTAGGTGCCAAGCAGGATCACGGTACCCCTCCGGTGTCCTGCATGGACAAGGTGCTCCACCTTCCTCGCGGTGATAGAAGGCGTCAGAGCCATGCTGCTGAAGTAACCGTTGAAATTGTTTAGTCGTCGGCATTGCAACCTCACTGAAGCTCGATCAGCAGGCGAGTTCGATCAATCCCGATCACCTGTCCGTTGGTTCCAATTTCAATTGCCGCCATCTGAAGGATGGTGCTGTAGCTGAGGCCCATCATGCTCTCGGCCATTTTCAGCATTTCCTTCACACTGGCAAGAGAGCGTGAGTCTCCTGTCTCCTGAGAGACAAGGCCCACTGTGTATTTCGTTTTGCCTTCGGAAAGATCGAAGAGATAGCAGCGAGCCTGAGTAAGCAGGGTGAGTCCGCTCTTCTCTCTGGCGGTCGCCTCTTCGACCGGCACATTCTGAACGTCTGTAGCAGCAGGGAGGAATCCCTCTAGGACAGCTTCCGCCTCGTCGTAGACTACATTTTCATTTATGGACGGGTCACGAATCATCACTCGCTGGACAATTTCACCTAGAAGCGTCTGGAAGCCACCCTGAATTCCCTCGGACATTCCATAGTTGCCGCCCTTGCTGTCATACCAATCAATTGCAAACCACTTGTCCTTGGCTGAAGCCTGAGCGGTCGTGTAAGTTGAAATGTAGCCGGGGTACTCACCAATCGCAGCCACGCTCTCGATAAGTGAATATACGCCGTCTTTGTCGTCGGACTCGTAGATGCGAAGCTCCACAAGGTCAGGATCGGCGGGAGGTACGAAATCGAGTCTTACCGCTTCAGGCATAGCAACCCCCTATGCTGTAATTTTGGATCGTTGTTTTGTGGTCACAAGCCTTGATCCTCTTCCACTCGTTCCCGGTGCAGCGTCGATGAGAATTGCCTTTCTCGTTCCCGTTCCAGCTTTGCCGGTGTTGTAGGCCCGGTCAATTCCAATTCCTGAGTCGCCAACAATGAGCGGAGTGCCGAACACACCATTGTCTGAGCCGGTGCCGAAGTCAGAGACAATGTAATTGACCAACGCTGCATCGACACCTGTAGCGGAATCGGATACGAGGAATACGTTGAACCCCGTATCTGCACCGCTGGCGCTGTCTGAAATTGTTCGTGCGAACGAGGACAGAACATCGGTACCGTCGCCTGAATCCGAGCCTGTCTTGAAATTGAGTGCCGACAGCGAGCCAAGATCGTCAAAGAACGCAGACTCAGTGACTGTGAATGTGACAACGAGCGTAGATGCTTCTACTCCTGTTCCAGTCTCACTAACTGTAATTCTGAAGCTTCCAGCGTCAGAGCCGGTTCCTGTGTCAGAAACATCTTTTTCAATCGGCCCTGCGTCACTACCCGTCCCTGTATCGGAGACAGCCAGGTTCAGCAGGTAGGCATCTGTGCCTACACCGGAATCTGTAGTGACAAGTGAAATTGCTGCACTGTCAGTTTCCGAACCGGACTCGATAACTGGCCGGGTGAATGCACTGACTGCATCTGCACCCGCTCCGCTGTCAGAGACAGTGAACGAGTTTCCTGCTCCGAGGATCGCATTCTCAGTTCCTGTGCCGGAATCGGTGACTGTCGTTGAAAATTTCGGTTCGGCAGTTTCAGTACCTGTCCCAGTGTCAGTGACAGCCATTCCCTTGATTGAAATTTCACTGCCGGTCGAGGCATCGTTGACGGCAAAAGCGGCTGCCAGAACGCTTGCATCTGCCCCTGAGAGCGAATCTGTGACCGTAACGGCGTAGACGAGGATTCCAGCATCAACGCCAGAGCCGCTGTCAGCCACGCTAACGGGCACCGTCGCCTGAGATGTGTCAGAACCTGTCCCAGTCTCAGAACCGCTTAGAACGGCTTTCAGCGTCGAGGCGTCTGCGCTCGTTATCGAGTCAGTGAGCGCGTAAGAGGCAGAAACCGTGGCAGTGTCTGTACCTGTCCCTGAATCGACACCTAGGAAGGTCGCTGTAGCATTTTCAGTTCCAGTACCGGAATCGGTAAAGATGAACGAGATAAGCGGAATTTCACTTGAAGTAACGGAATCGACTACTACCAGCGAAAGCGTGCCTAGCTCAGAGCCTGCCCCGGTGTCGGCGACTGTTGTTGAAAAAGTGATCGTGGCCGTATCTGAGCCAGTACCCGAATCCGAGCCGCTTACCTGATTGGCTGAAATTACTGATCCGGCATCTGTACCTGTTCCGGTTTCAGAGCTACTGAGAACGGCTGAAATAACTGAGGCGTCTGCGCCGGTACTCGCTTCAGTTGCAGTTAGTGCAACAGCGAGCGTCGAGGCATCTGCGCCTGCCCCGGTATCCGTTCCTGAAATTGGAACAACAACGAATGCAGTATCAGTCCCTGTGCCTGAATCAGTCGCAGGGACAGCACCATTGATGAGGCTGACAACACCGCCACCAAAATTATCCCATCGCTGCTGTGTAGAGCCGTTCGCGGTGTAACTAAGGTTTAGCTTGTTGTTTGGACTCGAACCCGCATAGGTTGCATCTTGAACGCTGCCTAGGAGCTTCCACTCACCTGAAATTCTTGCCCATGCCTCGATCCTAGAACCAACGGCACGAATTCCAATTGCATCGCCATCAGCAAGGTCTTGGTTGTAAGGGCCACCAATCGTCGTAGACGAATCGTTGTCTTTACGCCTGATCCTGATTTGGTCAGGTGTGCCAACTGTATGACCAACATGGTAATCATCAACAGGAGCAGCATCGTCAAGTCGAATAGTGGCATTTGTAACCGAAGTGGCTACTCCTAGAACTGGAATTTCAACATACGCCTCTTGGTCGGCTGCACCCAATGGGGTATTCCAATCAGCGCCACCGGAAACTGTGCTAGTTGGCCTAAACCTGTTGGACTCAACAGACACAGTAGAGCTAGTCCAACCTGTAGGTGGTGGGCCTTCATTTGCACGATTAGCGTAATCGAGAATTCCCGTTGTCGGGAATGGTGAAATTTTCACAGAGACAGTTGCAGTATCAGTTCCTACGCCTGTGTCTGTTCCCGGTGCAGCACCGCTAATGAAATTAACTGCACCACCCGTCAGGTTGTCAACACGCGCATTTGTGTCAATAGTGTTGTTGTCAATATAGAGCGCGACCTTGTTGAACGGAGAGGCACCCGAGTAAGTCGTGTCGATGACCGAGCCAAACATTTTCCAAACGCCACTGATCCGCACCCATCCCTCGATGACCGAGCCAACACACCGAATTCCAATTGCATCCCCATTCGCCAAAACATAGTCGGCAGATTGAAATAGCGTCGTGATAACGTTGGCATCGGATCGAACTAGAGCGGTGTTGCCGCCGACTCTGTGAGAAACCCGGTAAGCCGAGCCACCCGCGCCTCCGGTTGTCGGGTCTTGACGCGCATACAAACGTACCTGTGTGGTTGCGCCGCCGAGGGTTGGTAGCTCAACATACGCCTCCAAATCCGCAGGCTGCGACGTATTGAAATAAGCAGCACCTTCGGCGGTCGTGGTCAAACCGAATTGGTTTGAAATAACCTTTAGCGCCGCAGCACCAACCGAATCTGTCCATCCTGTAGGCGGCGGGCCTTCGTTCGCTCTGTTGGCATTGTCGAGAACTGTGGCGTTCGTCGGGAAAGGTGAAATTTTTACAGCGACAGTGGCTGTATCAGCACCCGAGCCAGTATCACTACCCGACGCGGTAGTGACCCCCGACGGAAGCAGAAGTAGAAAATTGCGGCTATAGACCGCAGACACTTAGAACCCCGATGCTGCGCGTGAAATTCCCACGAATGGGCCAATGGTTCCTGAAAACTGCGCGGGAGTCATCGCAGCGGGGAGAACCGACGAGCCTAGAGCTTCCTGCAAGTAGCCACGGAACCTCGCCTGAAGCGCAGCAGGAAAAGTGTAAACAATCAATCGGTTTGCCGTTACCGCGCTACAGACGAAACCGAAATAGTATCGCCCCGGAACCAGGAGCAAGTCAGTGCTTGGAGTGACGTACTGAGGCAGGGTGTTTCTGGACGTGTCCTGAGCCGTCGATCCTGCTGACCAAATCCTCGTTCCACCAATTGAATATATTCCAACATCGCAGGTTGTGCCTGCGTTCGGTGCAGAGCCATTTCCCCAAAAAGCTCTTCTGACCGGAAAGGGCCAAGGAATTGAAAATGGAATGTAGACAGCCAGGTTCGCTGTTCCCCAACCACCCGAGGCGAGAGAAGTTGCGGAAGCTCCACCTGTCTGTTCCCCTTCACCGGCATAGAACGAAACATTGTGAATTGAAATTGGCAGGACTGGAAGTGGTCTTTCAAAATCAGTCATAGCGTCTTGTCCAGTAGTAGGCCACAGATAGGTTGAAAAGAGCTAGAGAGGTTTGCGAACGTCGGCGGATCAGGCAATACCGTCGATCCAAGAGCCTCCTGCTGCATTCCGCTCGCAACAGCCAAGTAGTTCGCAGTCGCATGACGGAAAACTGTCAGTGTCGCAGCAACTGAAACTACCATCCCGAGCCAGTATTGCCCCGGCAGCAAAGCCGTGTCCGCAATGTTTGCCAAAACCATCGTGGCCGGTGTATTTGGAACAGCGGTCGAACCCATCGACACTACTCGCTTTTTCGTAGCGTCGTAAATTCCAATGTCGTAGTTCGCCGCTGAAAATACGTCCAGGTAGAAAAATAGCTGTGTGACCACGCACTGCCGAGACTGAACGAGAAATGGAATATAGACCGCACGGTTTGCAGCAGGCCATACGGCACTGACAGGAGTGCCGACAAACAGCCTTGCAATATCCGCCATTGGCTGTCCAAGAGAGTGGGCAGGGATAATCAAGCCCCTCGGAGGACGCTCTACTAGCTCGACAGGAAAAACAGTCATGAAATAAACCTATGCATGCTTGAGCACTTTCCAGGGAAACGCCTTGTCGGTGCCAGCACCTGACTGAGTTAATGTAAATCTCAGCGAGCCGGAATCCGTTAGCTCACTGTCCACTGGGACAGATTTCTTGATCAAGTCGTTCGTCGGCTGTGCATCGGCCCACATTCCATAGGCAACAACCCGTCGTGTTCCTCCGGTGAGAACAATTTCATAAACCTTCAATTCCAGAACATCACCGGCAACCATGTTCACGGAGTCAACATGCAGTGTGTAGACACCGGCAGCACTTACGTCATCGAGCGTATCCTCGACCCCGCCACCTGTAGCAGTGAGTGTCCCTGAGTTTTCAAGCGTGGGCGGCAATTTTCAACTCCTTAAAAATCGGGGTTGGAACACCATATGAAAAAGCATTCCAACCCCGTTGAGTCGTTTTCCCTTATGAGAGCGTCACTTGCGCGGTAAGCGTCCACGTTCCCGATGCCTTGGTGCCGAGCGACTGAACCTTGCGGTTGAGGTTTCTGTTTCGAGTGTTGCCGTTTCTCACGCTCCACTCTTGCCAAGCGTAGTTCGCCTCACCCGTAAGGAAATCGCTCTGCCACGAAACCGTCTGGCTCGCCCTCTGCGGGTACGTTGCATTCATACCCTTGAAGAGCTTGTTGGTTGCAGCCTGAAGGTCAGTGTGCGTAGCATTTTCAGAAGTTGTGGAGTCACCAACACCAATGTCGGCGTTGGCGTTGTTGTATGCCGTCGTACCACCCGCTGCAATTGCCAAGTCCCAAAGCTCCTGAATTCCCTCGTTGAGCATGAGGTTTCCAGCAACTTCCTCGACAATTTCAGGATCACCGACGATACGACGGAGTTCGGCAGAAGTGATTCCGTGCTCAATCGGAATCATTCGCGGAACAGCGATGAATTTCTCAACCTCCATCTGAAGGTTGTTGTCCCACGTCATTTCTCCGGTGTGAATAATTTCACAACCGTCCTGAATCTGCTCGACGCCTTCACTTTCGAGCTTGCGTCGTACAAATTCAACTGCTTCGTCTGACCACTTCTCACAAATCCAAAGCGGTTCCCACTTCAGAAGCTGAAAGCGGTCATCTTTCACTGCTTCCATATTTCCAATCCCTTCCATTAGGAAGTGGGCAGAGTGATCTTCTCGACGGAGCCATCCGTATCGGCGTACACGCCACGGCGGGCACGTCCAACCTGCTGACCTTCGACAAGACGTGAAATGTCGGCAGGCCCAATGTCGATGCGAAGATCGTGGTGGACAAATTCCTTCAGCTTCTGCTTTGGGAAAATGAAAAAGCACGTTCCGGCAGTGACACCGGAGTACGTGTAGCTCTTCAGTCCGTTTACAACCGTTGCACCGTTGTAGTAGATGATGGTGTCCACAGGAACGCGAGGAAGCGGGTTACCCTGTGCATCCCTGACGGGAGTGAGCAGAGCGTCCTCGATCTGGAACCTATCAGCCTCGTTCGCCAGAATTACACTTGGCGTCCGCTGCGGAGTTGCCAGAACAGCCTCCTTGTATGCGTCCATGAACGTGTTCAGGGTGTGCTCTGTAATTCCAGTTCCCACTGCCGAAGCTGCGGCAGAGTGAGCCGCGTCGTAGGAAGCTGAAATGATGGGCGACAGATGCAGGTGGTTGAGAAGGTAATTGTACGACCTTCCGAACGCCCTGTTGTTGAGCGTAATATCCCACGTCTTGTCGAATTCCAGCATATCCTCAGTCCA